CCCACAGCGGATGGTCGTGTTCGCAGCGCCGGAAACATCCAGCGCCCCTTGGGTCGTGAGATTGGAATTACCTCACACCGCTTACAAGCATGATACGTCCGGATCGTTTGCTATTCACTACAGGATAACGACGAACTAACCACTTTCGGGAAATCTTGCTCCGATAGCGATCCCAGTGCCGTACAGGCACAGGTTTAACCCATCGCAGTGTTTTACTATCCTGTATGTCTGTCAAAGGGTTCCATGTGAGATCCTCCTCAGGACCTCTTAGTGCATCCCAGTAGTACGGATAGACGTACGGAACTTTTCGATCTAAACCCTCTGCCCTCCAATACAAAAAGGAGTTACATTGGAGATCTTTGTTCCAAGTTGGGTAAGCAATAGGGAAGTGCCAGGAGAGACCCCACATCTCAAGCTTGCGCTTGAGTGGGGCTCCAAGGCCTCCCATATAAAAATGCAAACCAGCTTCATCCGGGTAGTCGGGGGGGACAATTTTAAGACTAACGTCCACTGAAAGGATCTCTTTCAGCAACATCAGTACTGTTGTTGGAATTGCCAACACGTCCCACCTCCGAAGTATACCATTTAACAATTTATAGCAAAAAGATCTATACGTCGTTGTACCTACCACACCACCCATTGCTTCGGGTTGGAATGGCCTAACATTCCTGCCAAGGTAATAATCACAACCGCAAGATTCGCGGAAGGGCAGATCACTGAAGGTTTTATCGGGATTAAGTCTCAGTCCTAACTTGGGAAACAAGTATTCAACATACTTGTGCATCCCTATGGGGTATATTAAATCATCCCCATAAACTGAGATCTTACCTTTACAACCAGACAGAGAGGCTATACTTTTGAGTATAGCCCAGAATATTAGTGTTTCTAGTGGGAAAGTATAGCCAATACCCATCGCCATGAAAGAGCAGAGTTGGACACTCCGTTCTTCGATGAAAACGTTCTTGACTCTACCAAACTTCAACACCTTGTACCACTCGCGCGGTACAAGACGATTTACCATCTGGGCTGTAAAAAGATCGGAAGCCTTAGAAAGGTCTGCCGTTACAAGCCCTCGATGTAAAGAAGCGGATCGTACGACCTCTCCATGTTTCTTTTGGAGACGACGTATATCCAAACCCACGTTAAGCAAGCGCTGCTGGATCATGCATCCCAAACCATAAGAATGCATTGAACCAAGTACTGTATTTGGTACTATAATGCGACTTGCTTTAAAACTTTTCGGTACAGCAGTAGCTTTGAGGTGGTCAACAATCGTCCTGCTTGGTCCTATGAAGTTTGCATTTCTGCTTAAATCAGAGTTTAATTTCCTCTGATAAACCTCGTTTGGACACTTATTCAGGACATCTTGTAGGATATTGTCCCCTGCAAGATAGTCGTTAAACCATTGTTGATGTTCCAAAGACCCTGTGAGACTTGCCAGCTTAACGTCCAAATATGAACGGTCGTATGGCACTCCCACATTGGCCCGCTTTCCGGCTCTGACGTAAGAAAAGTGTTCTTCCTCGGAATATTCCCCGAGTACTTCCTTGATTATACACCGTGCCTTTTGAAAGACACGGTATTCGAGTTCACCTAGCCCACCTTTAGGGGTGGCAAGTTCTACCTGGAAGTTTGCAAATCCTTCCAAAGCATCTCTGTCAAGTTCTTCAGAACTAACGTCATCGGCAAAGATATATCTCTTGAAAAGGTTTCTCAATTGGTACTGGCTCTTAAAAATCGAGACCGAGCTACCCCAGAGTGAAGGCCATTTAACATGCCTAAAATCACTCATTGTTGAAAGCGCCTGTTCTTGACGCATACAAAATTGAGGACCATCAAGATTTCTACGGAAATCCCTCGCTAAAGACAACCAGAGTTTTTTCATAAGGTCGTCGGTGTGGCGGATTGGTCTACTCGCTACTATCTGGCTTTTGAGGGCCAACTTTTTCTTTACCATGGTTGTGTCCAATAGTACAGGTGTTAGTGCAGGTCATACATTTGAGGGCAACACGCCCTATCATAAGTACGACCTTAAGCAGTAAAAGGGTAAATCCCTTCAGTGCTTGCACTAGAGTAGATTTCCGGTTGACCAGTACGAAGTAAAATCCGTGTCAAAGCAGAATTGAGCACCCTTCTTGAGGAGTTCGACAGCTTTCGCTGCAGAACTTTCAGGATGGACTCTCCGCTCGATACGGATGTAATCATACTGGATCACCCCCTTTGTGTCCACGAAAGGTTCAGCGTAAGTAATAACACGCTTATCCTTCGTTAAGGACCCATCGGGCAATTGCACAGGATCCGCAGTCTTCGCCGTTAAGGTTGGACGCGTTCTGAAATCAGTAACAGCAGTATCGATGAGCTGAATACCACTGTTCACTTCCTTTCCGTTCGAACCAAATGTTTGAGCGGTGCCACCGGTAGCAGAAACTGTAGTTCCGGTAAGGATCGATGCTGTTTGCAGACCCATAATGTACTCCTTTATTCACTTTCGTGAAAGAATGCGAGTCACAACCAGCGAGATTGCATCCGCTGATCGACTCAAGGATAGTAACCGTGCCTGATAAACAGGCATGGAAGGAATTTGGAGGTTGACAGTACGTAATAAAGTGCTTTCCTTATAGGATGCCTCCTTAAGACCAACACTTCCTGCATTCAACAGTCCCGTTTCCGTCCAGTAGGGTCGTAAGCCAATTGCAACTGGCTTTAATTTGACCTCATACGTTCGCTTTATGGAGACTGTATTAGCAAGATACGTAACACTCGGATCAGGTACGATGGATTGTATCCACTGTCCTATGTTCCACACCCAGTCCCAAACAAAACTCAAGGGGGTTAACTCGTATAGAGTAGCAGGAATATCCTGCCATCTCGTCCCGAGTATGCGCTCCAAAGACCACGTATTATGCTTCGTGGTCAATGTTGCAAAACCTTGAATACTTGTTTCGATACTACGCTGGCTGCGCAGCATCAATTCGGCACAAAAGTTCTGGTCCAACGTCCCAGAGGTTCGCGTTACGCTCAGGTGAGTACCTGCGCGATATTGCTTTACGCGAAACCCTTTATGAAGTTTGACAACTAGTTGCTCGATCACATCCTGGATAGTCAGTACGAGAGGCATAAAGCCATATCGATACTGTAACCAGAGATCGCCAACCAGTTTCTCTCCTGCTAATAGTCTCCTATTAGCTGGATGCTCCATAAAAGACTTTAGTGCACTAAGAGGATTCAGCAACATTTCCACAGTTTCCTTTAACTCACCCAGATATATCATAACTTGATATACTGAGGCTTTGCTTTTTGCATAGACTTTGGTGAGTGCAAGGTGTTGAAACCGTGTTAATGCGGTTGGAAGGACGCTATACTCAGTCATGGGTATAACATAACCCATAGCATAGTCCATGATATTTCCATAGTAATGGAAATCACATGACATCCAAGCAGCCCAACCGGGCTGTAAGCACTTCAGAAAATACAATGTTGTATTCGTATCTTCTGCCGTGCTCTCAAACTTCTTCATATCTACAGGATGTGGATTGCATAATTGCCACACTTTACGTTGAAGCCTTGATTTAGGCCTCTCTGTCCTGTCCAATTCTTTTACAACGCCATGAACTTGGTCGGTGTAAAGAAGCGGTGCTGATACCAGAGGTGTTTGATACTCTGGTACAGCTTTACTCGTAGTACGGACCGAAGTAATCGTTTGTCCGCTAGTCCGCTGACCGCCATCATAATTATAATAACTATAATTGGGCCAGCCGGCATTGGGCATCCTTTTTCCCTCACGAATTCTCGTGAGAGTGTTCGGACCCCGTCTAGTACGAGTATCTTGATATGAAGTCATTTGACTCCTCCTTTAAAGGAACTATGACCCCCCACAATGGG